TTGGGTTCGCTCATGCTCTTTCGGCGCAGCAGTTCCGCCAGCCTGAGTCCGTGAGGTCACCATGTCCTCAAGCGTCACTTCCCCGGCGGTGAAGTCGCGTATGGCCACCATGTACTTGATCGGCACGCCGTCATCCACTATTTGGCTCATCCGACTGCGCGACACATTCAGATGCGCCGCCAAGGACGATGCCCGCCCGCGTTCAGCGGAGATCCATGTTTGAAGTTTCGTCATAGTAGCTAAAGTTTAGCCTTAACGAAACACACTGGTCAAGCTTTTGCGAAACTTAAATTGTTTATGATTTGCTTAACATGAACGACGAGCACCGTAAGGCCCGACTGAGGCACTTGATAGCTACCGACTACGGTCGCCAAGCAGACTTTGTGGAGTCCACCGGACTGTCGAAGTCGCGCGTTTCGCAGATGGCTGGCTCCAAAGAGCCATTCGGAGAGGCCGCAGCACGCAAGCTGGCCGAAGAGATCGGGTTGCCTTCAGACTGGTTCAATCTCACACTCCCAACCCCAAAGGAAAAACGGAGCGGATCCAGCCAAGGAGCATCTTCAGCGCCACCGGCTTCGGCCCCGCCGGGTGCACCAATTGACTCCTCGAGTTTCAGAAAAATATGGGTCGTGGGTAAAGGCTCTGGAGGTTTGATGCCTGAGCGTATTTGGGATGATGGTGGTTATCCAATTGGCGTCACCGACGATTATGCTGAGCTGGCAAGCAATGATGCCGAAGCTTTTTTAAGCGAGGTTGTTGGCCAAAGTATGTACCCGAAGTTCGAAAATAAGAATTTCGCGCTTATTGAGCCCAACACACCCATTGATTTGGAAGACTGTGTATTAGTCCGGTTAGACGACGGTCAAACGCTTTTAAAAAGATTGTTGTCTCGCCGCAATGGTGGAGTCACCCTTGGCAGCTTCAACGACCCAGCATTACTTCACTTCGATGACTTTGACATCACCTGGATGTACTACGTCGCGCACGAAGTCCCTAGGAAGAAGCTCAAGAACAGGTTCTAAGCTGACCGGAAATGACAAGCAGAAATATCCATCGAATGTCTTTAATGTATGCTGTACATTCAGGCAATCATGTTCTGGCTATTACTGCCAATCAGCTCAGCGCCTTAATCGATAAGTATTTGCCGCACCTGGATGAATTTGAGCGCATAAGTATTAAAATGGCTCATTCGCCAGATTTCGGCGCATTCGGCTCAAGAGACCACGCTAATTCTTACCCGCAGTGGGAAAGAACCTTAATATCTCGCTTACAAGCCGATATTGGGAATTCAGCAGATTTGGTGTCATTCAATTTCCAACCCGCTGATGCAATAAGGTATCTTCCAGATATTCTTGAGGCATACAGAGGCAACCACATCGGTGAGTTCTCTTGGAGTCTTGATGAACCACTTGACGATCAAGGTCAGACAACGGTTACGGTTCAAACCTACGATCCTCCCGGCTTTTTCGATAAGCTCGTCCAGAGGACGCGAGAACCGCGCAGCAGGCATCTTTTCAAGCTCTCGGGCGTGAAGCATGTGGCGGGCACGGCGATGAACTTCATCGTGTACTGCAACGGGTTTGCCATAGCGTTCTCACGCTCAGGAAATG